GAATCATTGTGCAACGTCCTGGATGTTTCCATTGACCCATTGCATCTTCTACAGCATCAGTCTTTTTCATTACCGTTTGCCATTCCGTTTCTGTCATGATGCGTTTCTTTGCAACATGATTGGCTAACATTTCAACGTATGATTCAGGTTTGTTTGAGTGTGCTGCATTTTCTACTGCTAAAGATGTCATAGTACTAGTACGTAACAATTCCTTTAAACGTTCAAGATGCCCGCTATTACGCAGTTTCTTGTATGCTAAATTTTCTACGGAATATTCTCCCTCTGCCTCTAAACCTGTTTGTCGCATTCTGCGTAAGTGCAATAAAATATTTTCTATCTTAACTCGTAACTTTGGATCTGTTGGTTTGAGTGCATCAATTTGATATTCTAAAGGACGAGCCTTTTCATCTATGATATCATCATCAATCGAAACGGTATCAGCTGAAGGTTGTTTTATCCATTTGCCTTTTGCTAATGAATATTGACCGACTGTTGAATGCAATTTATCATTCCAATCCTGCGCATACAACTCAATAGCCATACCTTGATATGTTAACGGATAATTTGCATTCCAAAGTGATTTCTTTGCCATCATGTAATTTTTAACAAGATGCAAATTTTTATTTATGGATTGATAATCTATCACAACATGTAAATCTATATCACTGTGTTCCGTCCAATTGTAATTAGCATTGCTTCCGATAAGAATAATGTCAAGTATAGGTGCTTCAATTTCTAAGAAATCATAGAACGCTTTTGCAATACGAATAAACTTTTTGTCCAACTTGGGTTTGAGACGTGTGTCGTCCCAAAGCTTTGGATTAAGTGTACTTTGTGTTTCGTATTCGTTTATCATGTTAAAACCAACTACGTTTTTGTTGAATTCGTTTTTCAGCTTCTTTTTTCTTTACTTGAGTTTGTTTTTTCAACCTAGGATCTTCATCTGGAACTATTTTAAAATCAACATTCGGATCATATGGTTTACCTTCATCTGGTTTTATTATCGGATCTATTATAGCACCGCCAATTGTTTTTATACCTTGCGGAACTAAATCCATGGCTCCTCCAACAGCTCCGCTTACATAATCCTGAGCTCCTTGTGATGCTTTTCCAACACCTAATGGAAGATATGTAGTTGCTCCCATTAATGATTTAAACATTGGCCAAAATAAACCATTAACATCATCTTTTGTTTCAATTCCTGCTGCCATTAATGCATCTTCACCCATATCTTTCATTTCATTCCAAATTATTGGCACCATATTAGAAAATCTATTAAAGCCCGATCCGATAAATGTTCCTGGATTCGTAACATATGCTTTTAATGCATTAACTTCGCTGTTCATGAAATTTTTATATAATGGATTATTTGAAGCAATTGCCTTATCTATTATTTGCGTTTTCATGGTCTTGAATGCAGCAGGATTAGTTCTACTTAAAGAATATAAATAACCAGATACATCTTGAGCGTTTGAAATGACTCGACCATCTAATGTTCTCATGGACATTTTACGAGGCATTGTTTTAAATAATGACGTTAATACATCTGGATTATTACATTTTACTGTAAATTTTGCGTCTAATAGTCCTCGTAGTTTTTGTAATTCTTGTGGAGAAAGAGCTCTTGTAAATATACCTACAAGTTTTTTTCTAATACCACGTGGAATAATATTTCCTATAGTTCCCCAATCTGGCATATCATCCATTTTCTTTAAAATACCCTTACCGCGGAATTTCCCAGCACCCTGTACAGCATCATCAGCTCGTTTTGCCGATGCTTCGAATATTTCACGCGAACTTCTACTGTTAAGAGATAGCCAATCTGCAAAATCGTCAAGTTTACGTGCTGCTGTTGAACTCAACATCCAATCTGCCTTGTTTCTAAAACTTTTAATAGCAGATGCTATATCTCCCATTCCATCTGAAAGTGCATTTAAAGTTTTTGGATCTAATGTACCTTCACTTCGTAGCGCGGCCCAAACTTCATCTGCAGATTTTCCGCCTTTAAACATGGCTACTAAATAATCAGCTCCCCTATTTAAACCTTTAAATGCTATTTTTACTGGAACAGCAATTACGCTTCCTACAACCGGTATAGCTCCGATTAAATTTAAAAATCCATCAACAGCATACATGGTATCGCCTTCGGTTGAATATCTATAAAACGATATTACTGCATTGATAATATCAGCAATATCACCGAAGCCTGGAATAAATCCTATACCAGTTAACGCATATTGCACATAATCAACCCATGTTTCTTCTGAATCTTTTTCTATTTCTTTGGTATCTCGAGCGCGCCATGTTAATCGTCCATTTTGTTTTTCAATTGCACCTATAATAGTTTTCTTTGCTGGAGTATCATAAACAGTAAGGCCATTCGGACTAAATTCTTTATCAATATCATAACCTAGATCTCGACCAACTTTGCCAATTGGGTCATTTGGATCCGGGTTTGTTGAATATAATGATCCATCTGGATATGCCCGGACTAAATCATTTCCTAGTTTAAATTCATATGCAGCTTTATGTCCGACCATCATCGGATATGCCAGTCCCCCTAGGGCTTTAATTAATTTTTCATAGTTTGCGAATTGACCTTCCCAAGATTCTTTCGGTACATAGGGCTTACCAAATTCTCGTTTATATGCGTCGGCTTTTGATGCAACTAATGGACCTTCTGATAATAATCTTCTTAAGAGTTGCCGATTTTCTCGTATATTAATTTTATTGGCCATACTGAATGATTCCTTGATACTTTAATATAAATATGTTTATTTCCAAAAGAGTTGTACTAATATTAAGCAAAATGCTAATACAAGAGATACTGCAGTTTTCATATTGATTGCTTCATCTCTAAATACATATGTCATACACGTAAATATGAATATTCCAGCAACAAATGAAGTGAATCGGCCAGGCCAAAACATTCCTTGAAATCCACTTACTGAGTAACGTGTTGCTTCCATGAATAACCATGTTATAGGAACGCCTAAAAACATTAAGGCTGTACGATATGTTTTTGCCCAATCCCATATCAAAGGACCGTTAACTTGTATCCAAACAATGATTTGACCAACAAGAAACATTGCAAAAGCAAGAGCAATGTGTTTATAGTTCATATTAAAGAGATAAGAGCATATCAATTAAATCTGGATGCGGATACATATCCACTTTGCCTCGTATAACATTGGTATGTGAATACATTCCTGGAGTTGATTCTGCTTTGCGAACATCTAATACATCAAAACCATCAGCTCCTTTAGCTCGTACATACTCTACTAGTCCTACGCGCGGATCGATACTATATTTATTTGCTACAAATAAAATCCAATTCTTTAATGCCGTAATTTGTGCATCAGAATAGTTATGCCAATATTGAAATCCTCTAAACGGTTTTGCTAATTTAATTACTTGGTATGGATCAGCCGGAGTGTTAACATATGTTTTACCATTAACAATTTGACCCATACAACAAACTTCAATTCCAACAGAGTTTCTATGCATTACGGAGTTACCTGTACCTGTATGCCATCCGTATCCTCCGTCAGGAAAACATTGAATCAATTCTCCGTCAAATTTAGCGTTTTTATTTGTTACGTTTTGTCCACCTAAAATATATTCGGTAGCAACATTTCCACGATTGTCACGTGCCCACATATCAGCTACTTGGTAAGGATTATCTCCTCCTGCGGTATGATGTAAGAATATCCAATCTTTTGGAACTGGACCTTTAAAATAAGTTCCTTCTGGCATCCAATACTTTTTAATGCTTAATGCATTTACCACTTCAATGTTTTCTGCATTGTCAGTATTTAAAATACCCATTGCTGCCCATGTTTTAGGACCTACTACGCCATCAACCATTAATCCGTGTGTTTTTTGCCATTCTTTAACTGCTGCTTCAGTTTTAGGACCAAAGTCCCCATCTGTAGTTAATTTTAAAAATTCTTGTAACGTTTTTACTGATTCGCCTTTGCTACCTCGTTTCAATACCATAACTTTCCTTTATTTTTTATCTTCGTCTCGGTGACCTTTATGTAAATCTATTTTATCTAAAATATCATTTAATAAGCTAGAAGGTATCCAACCTATCATTGATGCATTTTTAAGAGCACTTATCAATTGAAATATGATAAATGGAATTATAATTGTTTCACTCAACCAAGCCGTTCCTGCAAAACCTTTTTCTACTAAAAGCAGTACCGTTAAAAACATTGTCCAAACAATTGACGTTCTTAATACTTTGATTGCTTTGAATGTTTTAAATCCTTCTCGTTTACATCCTGCTATGATTCCAAAAAATCCATCTAACAACACAACAGCTAACAATGAAGTATATTGTTCAAAGTTGTCCATTGTTAGATTGTAAAAATATGAACAAATAAATGTTACAGTGGTTGTAAATGTAAGTGCTAGTAACGGTATGGTTTTCATTCTTATCATATCCTTATTGTTTTGGTGTTTTTTCGTGAGTGATTTCTTTGATGTCATTTTTATACGAAAATTTATCAACTGAGGCACTAAACAATGCAGCAATAACAATGTATTCGATAGCAGAAATTAATTCATGAGACGGAGCAATTGACTTTGGATATAATGCATTGATAAACATCATAGCCGTTAACGCCAAGAATCCAAATACGCCGATAACGCGCTTAGATGATATATCTCCACTCCTTGAATCTGACAACATTCTTTGAAAAAAATTAGCACTTTTCTTCATTACATCCCTTGCGGTTATTAATAACTTGGTTTTTTCGTATTTCATAAATAAATATGTTGTTCATTTCGTTTTACGAGATTTTTCTCATATGTTTCCATGGAATATATACTAATTTTAAAAATGTCTATTTCAAATTCGCCGATATCGCCTGATTCTTCTATGATTGCTGCAAGTTGTTGAATGTATTGAAAATTTTGTTGCGTTAAACGAGTTGCATCAAATGCTACAATGATATCATTTTCATCAGATGGTGCATTGTATTCAATATGCAATACTCGACGAGTTAGATCAAAACGTGTTTTAGGTTGTTCTCGTTCAATATAATGAGATGTAATTACTTGCATTGCATCTTCAATATAAATTCTATCACACCATGGTTCTAATGCCTCTAATACGGGCAATGTGCAATTTCGAACTACAAATGCTATGTTGTATTTAGGTGCATTGTTTCTACTACCCCATTTCCTAATGTAATTTCTATTAGATGCTAATTCAATAGTTTGAGTTCGTTTTTCATATTCTTCTGAAAAGCGGGATGTTTTGCTAACAAAGTGATAACACATTGCATCTAATGCTGTAAAGCATTCCATACCATACATTTTCCATCTACGAATCAAATCATCATCTTCACAAAACATTGGATTGTATAATGGATCCATTCCTCCGATATCAAGCAATGCTTTTCTAGGCATACACATAAAAAATGTAATACCTGGTTCTGTTTGATCTGCATAACGTGCATGTTCGATTTCACAATACTCCCGAAACGCATCTTTATCAAACGTTTGCAAAGACTGTCCGAAATCGAATATCAATTTTCCAGGACGCGTATGATCTCCGAATATAGGTGGTTCTATTGTGGTATATGACACTACTCTATCAGGCGATACATGTTTTTCTAAATTTTCTAAAAATCCTGGACCTAATACGATATCATTATGTAGATATGCAACATAATCGCAACTAGCCAATTGTGCAGCTGCATTAAATGTATCCGAAAATGTTCTAGATTCAGTTGAATATTCAAATCTAACATGATTATCTGCTAATGATTGTAACCATTCGTGAGTTCCATCCGTTGACCCATAACTTACAAAACATATTTCGACTTCTGGATAAAGTTCTCGGGTT